CACAAAAGGTGGACAAATCTATTTTACAGACAACGACACTGTGATGAGTGATCTTGGATTTAACAACACATATGCTAATACATATGGAGGAAATTTAAACCTATCATCAGAAAAAATTGCACACCTTTTCACAGCACCTGCAGGTGATAAAGATGATTTTTCAACTGTAATTTCTACAGCTGGTTATGGACATGTTGCTTCCAATTGGACTCCGGTTGAAAACACACCAGATTCCGGAACAACATACACACCAATTCAAAGTGTAAACGAACCAACAAAAGATCCAGCAAACGATCAATATTGGTACAACACCACAGTTGACGAAGTTGACATCTTGATACACAACGGCAGTGCATGGACAGGATATCAAAATGTATCATCAGATGCTAGAGGTTTTGATTTATCTGCGACTGATCCAAATGGTCCACAGATTTCTGCAACAGAGCCAACTACACAATCAGATGGCACAGCACTAGTTGATGGTGATCTATGGTTAGATTCTTCAGACTTAGAAAACTATCCAAAATTATACAGATACGATTCATCACAAACATCAGGCCAAGAATGGGTGTTAATTGACAACACAGACCAAACATCACAAGATGGAATTTTGTTTGCAGACTTCCGTTATCACTCAGATGGTACTAAAGATATCATCAGCACTGAAACTTTGATTACTGATCTTCTTACTTCTACATATACAGATGTAGATGCTCCAGATTCAGCATTGTACCCAAAAGGAATGTTAGGATTTAACCTAAGAAGATCTGGTTACAACGTAAAGCAATTTAAATCTAAATACTTTACAAGAACAAACTTCCCAAGCACAACAGAATATCCAACACTGCCTACTGAAACAGATGCTTGGGTAACTGCATCAGGTCTAAAAGCCAACGGTGCTCCATACATGGGAAGAAAAGCACAGAGAAACATCATTGTAGAAGCAATGAAATCAACTGTAGAATCAACCACTGAATTACGTGAAGAGCAGAGAGAATTTAATCTACTTGCAGCTCCAGGATATCCAGAGTTGATTACAAATCTAGAAACTCTAAACGCTGACAGAAAAGAAACTGCATTTGTTGTAGGTGATACTCCATTTAGATTAGCACCAACATCAACTGAAGTGACAAACTGGGCAAACAACACAGCAGGCGCAGCCGACAATGGTGAAGATGGCTTGGTATCATCCAACTCATTCACAGGAGTCTATTATCCATCAGGATTTACAACAGACTTAGCAGGCGAATCAATTGCTGTACCACCGTCACATATGATGCTGAGAACAATTGCATTTAATGATCAAGTAGCGTTTCCATGGTTTGCACCAGCCGGTGTAAGACGTGGAGCAATCGACAATGCATCATCAGTTGGTTACATCAATGCAGAAGGTGAATTTGAAACCACAGCAGTAGCAGAAGGTTTGAGAGATTCATTGTATTCAGTGAACATCAACCCAATATCTTTTGTTACAGGTTCAGGACTTGTTGCGTTTGGACAAAAAACAAGACAACTCACAGCATCAGCACTTGATAGAATAAATGTTGCAAGATTGGTTGCATTCACAAGATTACAACTAGACAAAATTGCAAGACCATTTATATTTGAACCAAATGATGCATTAACAAGAAACGAAATCAAACAAGCAATTGAATCATTCTTGTTAGAATTAACATCACAAAGAGCACTGTTTGACTTTGCTGTTGTGTGTGACGAAACAAACAACACACCAGCAAGAATCGACAGAAATGAACTGTATGTTGATGTTGCAATCGAACCAGTAAAAGCAGTGGAATTCATCTTTATTCCGATAAGATTGAAGAACACAGGAGAAATAGCAGCTCAAGGCCTTTAAAGGTACAAGTTGAATAAAAGGAGCAATGAATAGTAAATATTCATACTAGGAGATAAAACAAAATGGCAGTATCAACACTATCAAAATTTACAGTACCACTAGCAAGTGATCAATCATCAGCCTCTCAAGGCTTGCTGATGCCTAAACTACAATATAGGTTCAGAATTGTGCTTGAAAACTTTGGTATATCAACTCCTAGATCAGAACTTACCAAACAAGTTGTTGATGTTACTCGTCCTAATATTACATTTGATCAAATCACACTTGATGCATACAACTCAAGAGTGTACATGGCAGGCAAACACACATGGGATCCTATTACATTAAATGTTAGAGACGATGTTAACAATGAAGTAACAAAACTAGTCGGTGAACAGTTACAGAAACAGTTTGATTTCTTCGAACAATCATCAGCTGCATCAGGACAAGACTACAAGTTTGTAGCAAGAATGGAAATGCTAGATGGTGGTAATGGTGCAAATACTCCTAATGTTCTTGAAACATATGAACTATATGGATGTTACCTAGACAATGTTCAGTATGGTACATTAGCATATGCTACATCAGAGCCTGTACAGATTACAATGTCAATTAGATATGACAATGCAATCCAAACTCCAAGAGGCACAGGTATTGGTACAGCAGTAGCAAGAACAGTTTCAACTGGCGTTACTGGCGGCGGCATTTAATTTAATACCCCCTTTTTTTAAAGCCATAAATATTACAAATGGTATGGCGTAATAATTTTCTCAAACAACTAGTTGGTGGAGACACCATGCGTGACTATCAACACGCAGCTAGATTGTATCTTGATCGCACCTTTGCTTTATCTCCAAAGAACAAATTTTTATATCATGTAGTGTTTGATATTAATCCCCTAGCTAGTGGAGTATCAATCAACCAAAATGAAAAATTAGAACTAGGCATGTTGGTAAAAAGATGTGATTTGCCATCATATAGTTTTAATGTTGAACAAAAAAATCAGTACAACTATAAAAATTATGTACAAACAGGCATATCATATCAACCTGTTTCAGTCGTGTTACATGACGACATGAGTGACACAGCCACAGCATTTTGGAAATCATATTATCAACATTACATTGTAGATACAAATAGACCAGAGACTCAATACAAAACAGCCGGCTACGGCAACACAGGACAGCAGTACAGATTTGGTTTAGACACTGGAAACAATCAAAGATTTTTCAACAGTATTTCTATTTTCCAATTGAGTAGAGGATTGTTTACAGAATACAAAATGATGAACCCAATAGTAAATGATTGGTCCAATGGTTCAATGGATCAAACCGACGGTACTGGTGTAAACGAACATTCATTTTCAATTTCTTACAGCGGTGTGCTGATGAGAAATGGAGAAATCCGCAGAGGGGTTGATCCTCAAGGATTTGCACAGTTTCATTACGACAACACCCCGTCACCCAATGCAACAGGTGGCGACAGCATATTTGGTGTTTTAGGCGGAATCACTAACACAGTCAGTCTGTTAGGAAAAGGCAACATACTAGGAGCAGGTTTATCTGCACTTACAACCTATGAAAAAATTAAATCAGGCAAAGCAATAAGAGGTGCTCGCGAAGAAATAATTGGAGTGGTGAAGGATGCTGTGAGAGCTGGAACAAACAATTTAGGAGCTGCATCAAAACCAGGAGTAAGTTTTCCACAGTCGTTAAAAAATAAATCTGAAGAAAATACCATCAAAGACAAACGCATTAACCAAAATACTTCTACAAGCCAAGATAATATTTTGTTAAACAGTAAGCAAGTAAAAGATTACCTGAATACAAATTATGATGCTAAATTAAAATTTGCCAAGTATATCAGTTATAGAATTGACACAAGCACTGATCTAAACGATGTTGAATCTATGTGGAATAATCTCACCGAAGCAGAACAAAATTCCTACATAGACAATGCAACCAATGTTGCATCTAAATTAATATCCGAAGACAAGATTGTATATGAAGTGAGTAAACAAGATTTTAATAAATTTTTAGAAGCACCATTAGAGTCATCAACAGTTGCCACTGTCAACATAAATGATGCTGGATCAGGACAAGGCACTTCAGCAGGAACTATCACAGGATCAAAAGGATATTACATCAATGGCTGAACCTAAATCACCAGTATCTAATATAGGTGTGTCTAAACCAAAAGGTGCACAAGCAATTGTTGAATTTCTTAGTGGTATAGAAACAGATCGCACAGAACTTGATGGTGCAGAGTATGATGCTTGCGTGGCATTTTTTACTGGTAGAAATTATGATGAACAGTCTGCAAAAAGTTTAGCATATGTGTTAATGAAGCAGGCCAAAGTTGATGGCGTTGATGTGTTTGAAGTTTTAGACACACTGCGCCCAGCAAGTCCAGTTGATCTATCTCAACTAGTCACTGAGGTGTTAAATGCATACAGATACAAAACTTCTGTGCTGGGTTATAAAAACGACCGAACTGCTCTCAATCATGTAGCAAGAAATATCAAGGCATAATGAGTAGATGGGCAAACGGACTATTCGAACCTAAACACCCAGACAAGTATATAGGCAAGCGAACACCAAGATATCGTTCTTCATGGGAATGGGCATTCATGAGATTTTGTGACAACAATCCTTCTGTCACCCAATGGGCATCTGAATCAATCCAAATTCCCTATCGCAACCCACTCACAGGCAAGAACACAATTTATGTGCCAGACTTTTTTATTGTGTACAACAACAAAAAGCAACAGCGAGTAGCTGAACTCATTGAAGTCAAACCCAACAATCAAGCCAAATTTGAATCTGTGGGCAAGAATGCACAGAACCAAGCGGCACTTATTGTAAACAGAGCTAAATGGGAAGCTGCCAACAAATGGTGTAAACACAAAGGCATTCGCTTTAGGGTTCTGACAGAGTCAGATATCTTTAAATAAAACAAATGACTAAAAAACTTGAAGAAATTTTCAACCTAGATTCTGAAGAGACTGTAGAATCATTGAATGACAAAATTCAACAAGAACAAGATTCAAAAGATGACAAACAAGCCAATGAATTGATACAACAAAAGTTAGGATTAGATAAGATTGATGCCGCACTGCCTCAGGTAGATGGACTAGAAGATGACAAAGAAATTGACCAATATTCGCAAGAATCTTTTCAAGCATACAAAGATCTAATGGATTTAGGCATGAATATAGAACCAAGATTCGCTGGTAGAATAATGGAAGTGGCATCATCTATGATGAATAATGCAATAAATGCCAAAAATGTTAAAGTTGATAAAAAATTAAAAATGATTGAATTACAGTTAAAAAAGATGAAACTTGATCAATCACAAGGCGACGAAGAAGCAGTATCAGGCACAGGCACTGTGATAGCAGATCGCAACGAACTTATAAAACAGATACTTGCATCTCAAGACAAAGATAAATAACATACAATGAAAACGTTCAAAGAATATCTTGCAGAAGCAGTAAAAACCTACCAAGCACGCATAAAAATTGCTGGCGAATTACCTGAAAATTTTGAATCAAAACTTAAAAATTACATGACAAAATACGAAAGTTTGCAGTTTAAAAAGACTGCATCAACTCCAGTACAAGAACATCCACATGAATTTTCTAGACTAAAAAATGTAGAAGTAACTATATTTGATGTAGAAACTGCATACCCAATCGGGTACCAACAGTTAGAATCTGTCCTCAAAGATGAATTTGGCATTGCTGGTGATCACATCAGAGTTAAACACCCAACTGATCCTACAGAAGATAAAGCAGAAGAAAAAGAATACGAACCTAAACTTACAGATGCTGAATACAAAGATGACACAGCAGAAGATGATCCACTATTTGGTGATGAGTATAACATGACTATGTTTCAAGAATTAATGAAGAGTCGAAAAGAAGAAGAAACTCATCAAGGCGAAGGCAAAATTGTGGACATGCCTGAAGACAAAGCAAAAGATCAATTCCACAAAGGTTATGATCTCAAACAGTCAGATGGTTATTCAGGATCTTCACTTACAAACCACTCTAAATAATTCACCGTAAATACAAGCATGGCACAAAGTTTACAAGGTAACCTCACCAAAAAAGCACATGCAAAAATAAAATTCACCGAACAAGAGATTCGCGAATTAAACAAGTGCATGGATCCTAAAACAGGGCCTCTGTATTTCATGCAACAATATTCTATGATTCAACATCCTACCAAAGGATCAATGAAGTTTGAAATGTATGCATATCAAACTAATCTTGTTAAAACATATCACGAAAATAGATTTGCCATTGCCATGTTGCCTAGACAGACAGGCAAAACCACATGTGCCGCCGCATATCTTGTGTGGTATGCCATGTTTGTGCCAGACTCACAGATCCTTATTGCCGCTCACAAGTTTACTGGTGCACAGGACATCATGAACAGAGTGAGATTTGTGTATGAAAATTTGCCCGACTTTTTGCGAGCAGGTGCTTATTCCTACAACAGAAACACACTTGAGTTTGACAATGGATCAAGGATCAAAGCAACCACCACCACAGAAAACACAGGTAGAGGTATGTCACTGAGTGTGATCTACTGTGATGAGTTTGCATTTGTGCAACCGCCATCTAAAGCATCTGAATTCTGGACTTCATTAGCACCTACACTATCAACAGGTGGTAAGTGCATCATTACATCCACACCCAACTCAGACGAAGATCAATTTGCTCTGATATGGAAGGAAGCCAACAAGCGATTAGATGATTATGGCAACGAACAGGCTGTGGGTCGAAACGGATTTGCAGCTTTCAAAGCATCTTGGAGAGAGCATCCTGAACGCACAGAAGAGTGGGCCAAAGAAGAAAGATCGAGAATAGGCGAAGAAAGATTTAGGCGTGAACATGATTGCGAATTTTTGATCTTTGACGAAACTCTTATAAAAGCAACCAAACTAGCAGACCTAGAAGGAGAAGATCCTATGGAAAGACACGGTCATGTAAGATGGTACAAACGAGTTGAAAAAGGTAAAGCCTATATTGTTTCACTGGATCCATCTCTAGGAACAGGTGGCGACTATGGAGCCATACAAGTATTTGAATTGCCAACAATGACGCAAGTGGCAGAATGGCAACACAATGCAACACCAATTCAAGGACAAGTTAGATTACTCAAACAAATTATAGAACAAATTTCTGAAGATTTGAAAACAAAAGGCATTGTGCAACCAGAAATATATTACTCAATAGAAAACAACACCATAGGCGAAGCCGGCCTTGTTGCAATTGCTGACATTGGCGAAGAAAATATTCCTGGACAATTTTTATCAGAAACCATCAAAAAAGGGCACGTGAGAAGATTTAGAAAAGGATACAACACCACTCACAATTCTAAAATGAGTGCTTGTGCTAAATTCAAGCAGATGCTGGAAAATGATTCAATGGTGATTAAATCTAAAAATCTTGTATCAGAACTTAAAAATTTTGTGGCTACAGGCAATTCATTCAAAGCAAAACCAGGCGAACACGACGATCTTGTAATGTCTACACTGTTGGCTGTACGCATGGCATCTACAATATCAGCATGGGATCAAAAACTATTCGAAAGACTGAGAGATTCAGAAGAAGAACTGATCATGCCTATGCCTATTGTGATTACATAAATACAGCAATGGACTTGAATCTCGTAGCACAAGACTTATTTGACGAACTGAAATCACGTTATTCGCATTTAACACTAGGTGATGATCAAGCAATGACCACTGTAGATCCCGAATCTGCAAGATTTTTTAAGTTTGATTGGAACAACAATCCTGTGTCAATTGCAATAGACGAAGACAATTTACGGTTAGTATACAATAAGGACCTTGCAGATTCGCTGGAAGAAGAGGATCAGCAGTCATGGTATGATTTTGCCCGTGCCATGCGTGAGTTTGCTGTGACACATAATTTAGGATTTAAACCACAAGACGTTGAAAAATTAGATCTCGAGCAAGGCGATTTTGAGTTTCTTTCTCAAGTAAATACAGTACAGGAAAGCACAATGCACGGCACATCAAAAACATCATATAGACCACTAGAAAAAACCAAAATGATTATCAGACATTCAAAGAGTGTTGACGAATCCATACCTGGTGCAAGATCACGCAATATTCAAGCAATTTTTATTGAGAATAATCAAGGTGAAAGATTTAAATTTCCATACAATTATCTAAACGGTGCAAGAGCCATGCAGATGCATGTGGCCAAAGGCGGCAATCCATATGATGCCATAGGTGAAGCAATCATCAGCAGAGTAGAAGAAATTGCCACCATGCGAAAATTCACTCAATATGCTCAACGCAATGGCATGATAGATGAATCCACACAGTCCTATATTGATGCAGCTCATCTTAAAATTCATGATGCAAAAAAATTATTAAACAAAGTGCAATCACAGACAACCTATGAGTCTGCTGTGGAAGAACTTGCAAACACTGTAGAAGAAAACACTCAAGATACCATAGACAATCTTGTCAAAACATTTACCAAAGAAACATTTGATGAATCATTAGTAGATGCATTCAAAATTTTGCCAGTGATGGAATTGAAGCCATCCGATGATGAAGAAGGGTCCATGGGCAGACAAGACATCATGAAGCAGGCATCAACTGCTACAAGATATGCTCAGTATGTGGACAACTGGTTACAAGATCCAGAATCAAAATTAATACTTAAAAAAGATGATTCATATGATGCACTGCAAAACAATTTGAGATCACAACAAAAAGACACTGATTTAAAATTAATGACTATCCTAAGAGACATTGCCACAAGATTCATATCAGCGGATCAAGAAGATGATGCCATTGTAAATTTTGCATCAGACATGGAGACACAACTGTCGCAAGCAGGTGAATTGTTTGCAAAACCAAATCCAGAAATCAAAAAATTAAGAGGCACTGCCATCAAGTTGGCAAACAAATATCTACAGGATATGAAAAGAATCAAACAAGATGATGCCTACAAAGATGAAGTGAGAAAATCACCAGAAGACATCAAAGCATACAAAAACATCAAAGGACAGACTGTAGACAAAGGCAAACTTGGCAAGTTTTACAAGAGAAAATATCAGGGCGAAACAGCAGAATTAGAACAGTGGATGGATGCAAGAATTGCCGAAATGCACAACACACTTGATCCCGACAACATTGAAGCATCAGAATATCAAGACGCTTTCCAAGAAGCAAACAATTTAGAAGACCGTGCAGAAAAAATGGTTTTGGCCAAACTCAAGAGAGAGTACAAAGGCTATGAATCAATGGTTGCTAATGCCAGAGGTAGAGACGACAAGAGAATGTACAAAGATCGTTTGAGAGATCTTGGACAGATGATCAAATATGTCCAAGGTAAAACACCATTTGGCATAGACACAATACTTGAAGAAGAAGTTGCAGAGATGATCGAAAAAGCAATGGCAAAACTAAAAGGCAAAGGCGTCAAAGAAGATGAAGGATCAGATAAGGAAAAATGGTTGCGTTATGCAAAATTTTGGAAATACATCAGGGACATAATGGCGCAAGAGGCCGATGCGGACATAGCTGATGGATTTATAAGTGCTGACAACATAGATGAAGAACCATCATATGTTACTGCCAAAGAGATGATGCAAACAGCAATGGCAAAACAAAACACTCCTTGGAACGATGCCATAATAAACAGTGATTTGGAAGAATATAGACATCAGATATCAGATAATGATAACTATACCAAGGATACCAATTTCGGCAAGATGAAGAAAGCCGCAATAGAGATGATTACAACTGGTAAAACACAAATAGTACCATACCGCGGGTATCCACCCATGGATCAAATGGATTACAGTGCAGAGGATACCACAGACGAAGACATCGACAATATCATAAGATTATCAGGCATAAAATAAATTCTTGACAGATTAAACAGTTTTGTGTAATATACACATTACAGTGATACACACTAGGCAACAAAGGAGGCTAACATTATGGCAACACTGGCAGAAATAAGAGCAAAACTCCAAGCTCAAAACTCTAAACCATCAGGTGAAGGGCAAATTGGAGACAACGCAATATATCCACACTGGAACATCCCAGAAAATTCAGAAGCAGTGCTAAGGTTTTTACCAGACGGTGACACCAACAACACATTCTTTTGGACAGAGCG